ATTTTTCGCATATTCTTCAATTGCTTGTTTTAATAATTTCACATTATTAGGATTGTCAGGAATGTTTTCTTGAAAGCCAATATGATAAATCCTTGCTTGAGGCAGAATTTTAAACTTCAACCCTTCTTTCCATAAGTCAAAGGCAAACTTATAGTCATCTCTTCCATAACCGACAAATCTTTCGTCCCACATAACTTTCTTTGCCCAATAGGTTGACACAAACAAACCATTGCCAGTTATCGACCAATACGGAGCATCGTCATTAATTTCCACAATTCCTTCTTTTCTAAAAAATTCCTCGTTAAACCGCCAATCCTTGCCAATTTCCTTTCCTTTCTCATCAACATAAATCCTAACGGTATTTAAAACTGAATTCTTGTCAGCGTATTTCTTTAATAACTCCAGAGTATTCTTGCCAAGATAAGTGTCTCCACCAATGAAAAGGCAATAATTTCCCTCTGCCAATTTAATGCCGTTATTCCAGTTTTTAGCCAGTCGCATTCCTTCGTCTGGTTGCCAAACATACTTTGTCTTGTATTTTCTGGCTATTTCCAAAGCATTATTGCTTCCACCATCATCACAAATAACTATATCGTTTCCTAAGGCGGATTTAACCGACTTTTCAAGGGTTTCTTGATTATAAGTGGCTATTAAAACACTAACTTTCTTCATACTTCGTTTCTCTGGCTATTTTTCGTTGCTGAAAGTAATCTTTAAATCTTTCCTCTTGTTTTTGAGTATTATGTTCGGCTTTTATTCCTTCCACATAAGCCAGCATATAACGATTATTTAATAAATATCGGCTAAATTCCAAATCTTGCTCGCCGTGTAAGAATGAGTTTTCTTTCCAGCGGTAATTCTCATACGCTTCCCTTCTTACTCCAATAAAGCAACCACCTAAATGCTGGGTAATTCCTAAATACTCCTTGCCAATAGTTGTATAAGCAATTCTTGGCGCACCGCCAGGATTGTCTCTTAATCCTTCAATGTAAGGAGACAAAGCCAGCATTTTGTTTCTCTGCCATAAGTCAACCATTCTTTCAAGCCAATCTTCTGTTTTCATTATTGTATCATTATCAACCTTGAAAATTATGTCATAATCACCTTTTTTCAAAATCATCTCTACTGCCAAATTACTCCCTTTTGAAATACCAACATTTTTATCTAAACAAAGCACTTCCTTGACTTTACCTTTCAACCATTCTTGAGTGCCATCTTTGCTTCCCTGGTCTACAACAAACCAATCAAAAGGATATTTTGTATTCTCTTTCAATCCTTGCCACATCATCTTAGTTAGAGGCAATCTATTCCAAGTTAAAGTGTAAATAGCCACTTTTGGCTTTTTAGGTTTGGAAAGATAGCCAACATTAATAGGACAACTGGCAGGATTGAAAGTCGGCACAAATAATCCATTAACAATCGGAGTTTTAATTCTCATACTCTTCATTTGAGAATGCATATGGTATTCCTGAATAATGGCATTGACTTTCTTTAGTTTAACGCCATTCTTAACCATTCTTACCCACAAGTTCCAATCAACAAACTTCTTTAGTTTCTCATCAAGTCCGCCAACATCAATAATGTTTTGCCTTTGAGTTATCATCTCGCCAAAGTCAATATAATTTCTTACAAATAAATACTGGTAATTTGGCTCGCTTGTCTTGCCAATGGCTGAACCATATTGCCCTGTGTCATCTATAACCAATCTCATTCCATATACCAAGACAGGCTCTTTCTCGTCTTTAATTGCCTTATACAAAATCATTAAAGCATCTTTTCTGTATTCGTTGTCATCATCAAGAAAACAAACATACTTTCCTTTGGCAATTTTTATTCCTTCGTTCTTTGGTTTGGTATCACTGCCAAAATGCTTTATCTTTAAATACCTGACCTTTTCATTTTTTAATGAACTAACCCATTTTTGTGTCCCGTCAGTTGAACCATCATCAACAATTATCAATTCCCAATCCTGAAAGGTTTGTTCTAAAACTGACTGGACTGCCTTTTTCAACCTTTCTAACCGATTATATGTGGAAACAATAACACTAATCTTTGGCATTGTTTTTACAGGCAAGAGTGCAATATCTCTTGCCACTTTTACCTACAATCCCGCCTCCCCGAATTGGTTTGCCACAAAAGGCACACCCTTCGGTGATTGTAGCAACAACCTTTTTCTTGGTTGTTGATTTTTTTGGTTTTCTTGGCATTTTATTTACCTTTAATTTTCTTTCTTACTATTTCTCCGACCATTTTTGTGGTGCGATGTTTAACACCATACGAAGTTTGATAACTATCCTTTTTGGTATCAAAAATTTCCTTCGTTGGCAAACTGCCAATATGTTCTCCTTTCCAATACAAACCAGCCGTCTCCTTACCTTCCCTTCTGGCTCTATCTAAATTAGTCCTTAAATCCTTTCCGTATTTTTTTTGTAATTTTTTAATAAATTCCTCTGTTCTCATAATCTTTGACTGGTTCTGCCCTCCTCATGGCGCAAGGAAACCGCAGAACCATCTCAAAAACTACGAGAGTTTAGGATGAAGCAGCACTTTCAATTCTTTGAGCAAAGTTGTCATTCAAGACCTTCACAGCAAAAGCAGCCTTCCAGCCAATCGTAGAGTAGAGTTCCAATGGGTTGGAAGTTCCACCAGAAGTGGCTGGTTTTACATAAGTCGTCAAATTCTGTAAGTCAGAAACACCAAAGAATTCCTTACCCATTATCATTGTCTGATAAACATCAGTGTCAGCCGAACCAGAATTTACCAAGACATTTGCTTGGGTGGTTGGCTGGACAAACTTGATGTTGTAAATCTTACCAACCTCTCCATTGTAGACATTCTTTACTCCCTCACTGGTGTAAATGTGAGCATTTACCCAGTCGCTATCACCTTCCAAGTCATACTTCACATAAGGATGAATAACACCAACGTAGTAGCCGTCGTCATAAGGACTTGACTTGGCATTCTCCAAGTTCCTGACTGCTTTTCTTAAGTCAGCAACCGTCAAAACATCAGTAGCTGAAATTGCTGTTCTGTCTGCTACACCAGAAGCATACAAAGCCGTTCCACCAGCAAACACTGCATCTCTAATGACGGTGTCAATAGAGAGAGCAGCATTGTAAGCCAACTCTTTAATAAAGCCCTCAATGGTTGGGTCAATTGCTGTCAACTTCAATAAGTCAGACACCTTAACCCAATTACCATATTGGCTTGCTGTGGCTGTAACGTTGGTGGCGCTCATTCCAACAGCGTCAGGCGTTGTTGCTTCTGTTAAAGCGGTTGTAGCAGCAGACAAATGCTCAATCCTTGTCCAATAAACGGTCTTACCTTCGGTTGGTGGAATTCTTCCTTTTCTACCCAATGGCTTCAAGACAAAGACAGCATCAGCCGTTTGCAAAAACAACTCATCATAGTAATTCTTCAAAACTTCTGAAACAGTGCCAGTCGTAGTCAAAGCGTCAGCCATTTTTTAACTTTTTTTATACCGTCCCTATAACTTTGCGTTGTTCCTCTAATGGCAGTTTCTTAATCTCCTCTGGAGTTAGAGTTCTTCCGCCTGTTCTGATAGAGGAAGTTTTAGCCGAATTTTCTTCTTTAATTTCTCTCTCTTTAGAAGAAAGTTCTTTGGCTAATTGAAATGCCTTTCCAAAGAAGCGGTGATAAATCTCATCTACTGAACTGTCCGGATAGCGAGCCACTAACTCCTTTAATTCGCCTTCAAAGTGCTTTGCCTCTGGTTGCTTCTCAAGGAATTTGGAAATCTCAATCTCTCTCTTTGTTAAGAGAAGTTCTCTTTCAAACTTCTTCAACTTCCTTTCAGTCATATCTTCTGGAGAAAACTCGTCTGGTGTTATCTGACTTATTTTCTCCAATTCTCCCAGTGCTTCCTCTTCTGAATAACCAAATTCCTTGTATTTCTCAACAACCTTGTCAATCAAAGCACTTTTCTGGCGAAGACGGGATGCCTCGCTTCCAAGTTCAGAGATTTTCTTCTCCGCCTCTTTGTAGGCTTTCTCCAACTCCTCTGGAGATTTGTATTTGCCTGCCAATAGAGTTTCTGCCGTCTCCTTGTCGGGAGCAGAAGTAGAGGTTTTCTCTTCTTCTGGTATCCCTTCAGGGTTGACGTCAGACACTGAAGGGGCAGTATTAACCTCTTTTGTATCGTCCATTTTTTGTTGTTTAGGGACTAAAACCGACCTTTAATCCTCCTCTTGTTCCTTTTTTTCTTTGTTTAAAAAGTCAAAAGCGTTTTCACCTTCAGCAATTATTTTATCAATCGCTTCAAAAAACTCGTTCAATGCCTCAACTTTCATTTTCTTTTTAAGGATTTGCTCTTTTAAATCCTTTTCTAAATCTAAATCGTCAACAAATCTGTTCCTTTGCATTAAAACTCTAGCAACCTCCTCTACTACTTGCCAGCCATCGGTTTCCATCGTTTCCTTCAATGCTCTGGCTTTCTTCAAAATCTCTTCCATTTCTCTTTTTGCTTGGCTATTTTCCATCATAAATCCATTGCTGAACGACAAATAGCAATTGCTAATTGCTTCTTTGTCATTTTTTTGTCTTTTCTCTTTTTGTAGGTTTTGGCAAAGGAGGGACTACTCATAACCCTCTCAACACAATCATCTAACTTTTTAACTTTTTCACTTGGAACTCCTGGATAAGGCATATTTGTTTTATTAAAGTGAATGTTTTTTTAACCACTCTTCAGCACTTTCCTTTCTACCAAGTTTTCTTAATGCTCTTCTAACTATTTTCAATCTTTCTTCGTGAGACAATCCTTCTGCTTGGTTTAACCTTGCTAAAGCATTTCTGGCGTGGGCTTTGTCTGGAATTGGAAATCTGTATCTCTTAATAACTTTCTTTCTTTTCCCTTTCTTTTTCTCAACAATCGTAGCATATTTCTTCCTTGCCTTTGTAGAAATTGCCTTTCCTTTTGTTTTTCCTTTCTTTCTCATAAATTTATCTGGTGCCGGCTTCAATGCCTTTCTTGCCTTTTTGATATTCTTTTTAGCCGTTGCAATTTGCTTTTTTGTAGCCATTTTAGTAAGGAATTTCTTTTGGCAAATTAACTTTTGGCAGGGCTTCAGCAAGTTGACTTGCTTCACCAGCCAAACCTCCTCCTTTCCTACCAACTTGACCGACCTTTAAAGGTAGTTGCTCCTCTTCTTTTTGGAAAAATCTTTCTCCTTTTAGTCCTAATTCTTGAAGAAGTTCTTTGTAAATTTCCTGTTTGTTTATTCCACTTTCTGGGTCAGAAGAAGCCATTGCCAAGACATCCTGTAATTGCTTTATTCTTAATGCCTTGTTTTGAGGAACTGAAGCGTCTAAATCAACCTCAAAGTCATATTCACCATCTAAATCTTGAGGATTTTGAATTTTAACAAACCTGTAATTGCCTTTCTTTTCCTTTTCTGGTGTTCCAAGAATTTCGTCAATCTTTTCTAATTCGTCTGGCTGTCCTGTAATTTTAATAACCGTGCCTGGTTCTAAATTCTGAATAACCAATGGCACAATTAAATTTCTAAACAATTTAGTTAAAGAATCTCTAAATCTATCTGCCAAATCTGCCACTCTTTCACTACCAACTCTTTCTTGGATTAGAGAACTAGTTGCTTTCATTTGGGAAACTCCTCTACCAGCAAGCATATAAGGGTTAATATCAAACACTCCTGCTATTTGCTGAACAAGAATGAGAGCATCAGAAACCCTTTTAGAGATGTTCATTGTAATGTCCTGAATAGGCAATTGTTGGACATCATTAATATCAAGCACATCCCAAATCACTCCTGCTCCACTTACTAATTTCCTTGCTCCTGAATTTCGTCTCCTCAAGAATATCCCTTGTAAGAGATTTCTCTCGTTTTCTTCCATTCTGTTCCAAGCCCTGTTAATATAACTTTGAAAGTGAGAGAACAATTGCCCTATACCTCTGGCATACCAAGTGTTATCGTTTTTCTCATAAAAGCACTCTATGAAAGGATTAACTCCTAATGGATTACCTTCAATTTGTAAAAGAACTGGGTCTTGGTTGTTAGTCCAAGCAATTCTGATTACTCCTGGCACTCTAACATCAGGCAATTTTCCATCTATCCATTTTGCTGGTATTCTTCCCCAACATTCATAAACTTCTACAATGTCTGTTGCTCCTTCAATTACTGAATTCTGAATGTCATAGGTTAGGGTTGTTGTGCTGTCCCAACTCTTGCCTTGAATTTTCTTAACTGGCTTAACATATTCGGTGTTTTTATAGCCAGGCGTGTTAAGAAGTTCGTCATAACTTACTACTATTCGGTGAATAACTACATCATCGCTTAATGACTTTGTTAAAGGATTTATCCATAAGTCAAACAAGTTCACAACCTCAAGGTTTAGTTCACCAACTCGTTTCTCAATAATCTTGTATTTTTTGTTTATTTTGTTAATTACTTTTTTAACTTTTCTGGTGATTTTTTTATACCAAACCTTGCTAATTGTAGTTTCTGGAAAAATCTCATAAGTGCGGTAGTATTTCCAACCTGCCTTCCAAACTGCGTTGCCATAAAGCACAAGTTGGTCTCTAAAGTCCTTTACTAACTCACCAAAGTTTACTTTCCTTAACAGCCATCTTAACACTTGCTCAAGAATTGGAGCAGTTTCTACATCGTCTTCACCAACTGGTAAGACATTCACAACTCTCTCATCTGCTCTTAATTTTGAAGAAACAACTTTGTGTATCCAATAAGTCAATGGCACCCAAGTTTTCTTTCTGTTTGTCTCAATTGTTCTTGGTTGGTCATAAATACCCAAAAAGTTTTTCTTGGCTGTTTTTAAATCCTGCCTTATTAACTGACTTGCTCTTTCAAAACGTTGTTTTGCTAACACCACAAAACTAATTGCCTGTTTCTCAATGTCAGTAGCAGGATAGTGAAGAGAAATTTCCTCCTTCTTTTCTTCAGTTGTTGTTTTTTTAGAATTCATCTTCTGGAATTGTTAAAAATTCTTTTAAACTGACATCTTGTAAAACCTCCTCTCTTGGTGAATGGGTGTAAATTGCATATCTAACAGCATCCATACAATTACTTGACCACATTATTTTTCCATTTCTCCTAACTACTATTATTCCTGATTTAACCCTAACATCATAAACCTTACCCTTATAAAAAACTTCTTTTATTTCTCTCTTTCTCAATTCTGTAAATCCCAACTTTGAAATTCCTTTATTTCTCTTACTTAAACTAAGTCTGTAAATAGAAGCACCCTTATAAATTCTTCCCATTACATTTATTTCCCCTTTATCTCTAATCTTGTATAAATTCGATGGAATTCCTAGTTTAAATACTACCTCTTGAAAATCGCTTAACAATTTAAATGAAGCACTACTTGCCCCTTTATTTTTTCCCGTCTTATACCCATCTCCTAAAAGATAACCATACAACAACGCCTCTAAAACTGGTTTCTTCGCATTCTTAAATTGTTTAGGGATAAACTTTGTCTTAGCATGTCCTAATCTCTTAAAGAAATTATATAATTCCTTACAAAAAATTGAATACCTAATAACACCACTTGAAGTTTTCCACTTAAAGTATTTAAATCCCAAACTCCTTACTATTTCTTCTATTTCTTTATCTTTTCCATCAATAATTACCTGATAATGGCTTTTACTAACACAACCTTCAGCAAGCCATAATCCTAAAAACTTCGCAAAAATAATCGGGTCTATCACTATTTGCTTTCTACACACCCCTTGTCTAAACACTAAAGGTTTTAAATCGTTTCCAATCCAATCAAAGCATACCCTTTTAACATAAGAAATCTGAGGAAGATGTTTAGGTAAAACAAAATTAAGTTTTGGTTTTTTTAAAACTTTAACAGAATACTGATTTCCTACCCATAAAAGTTGGTCAGGTGTTATAAGAAAATTAAGCGTATCATTCTCCACAGAAAGCATCTTCCCTTGATAATCTATCTCAAAAAATTTTGAAGGTTTCTCAAAAAGAACTTTACCGTCTCTATAAGTTAAAACTTTGTCATTACTATTCAGCAACGGAAAAGGTTTAAATCCTTCTTCTGTAAGAATCTCAGTATCCGCTGAATAACAATGGTCGTTTTCCTTTACTGGCTCTTCTTCTGTTTCCTCTTCTGGGTAGTGATAAGTTTCAAACTCGTCAATTGTGTGCCTGCAATGTTTCAAAACTTTCAATCTACCTTGACGAATTAACTCTTTCACTCTATCAATACCTGCTTTAACATCTTTATTAACATCACGGCAATATATTCCTTTTCGTTTCATACTCTCAATTCTATCTGGTTCGGCTGGGTCAGGA